CAGTAGTAAATTCTGAATAAGTTACCGCAGTAGTTCCTACTACAATAGGGTTAACACTTGAGTTAACAAATGTTTTACCACCATTAAGAGTTCCTAATGCACAAAACATTGTGTCGCCGTTTGCAAATTCACCAGTAGGATTATTATCTTGGTCTGTAGCGCGAGTCATAACCCATGGAGTACCAGCACTACCAAGGTTAGTTACTGTATATATACCATTTTGTAATTGCGCTGCTTGGTTTTTAATAAGCACACGGTCAGATACTGATAATGTTTGACCATCAATAGTACCAAGTGCACCGTTTGCCGTAGCAGTAATAGTTGCACCAACACCAGAAGTACCATTGTTATAAGTTACAGTAAGAGCAGAAGTTGTTGCTGCTTTTACACCAGCATGAAAGTTAATAGCAGCACCAACAGCATCAACATATTGCTTGCTAGCAATACCTAAGTTAGTTGTAGGGTCTGCACTTACTGTTCCGCTTGCAAGGTTTAATCCAGTAACAGTTGAGATTGTAGTACCAGATACAAGGGTTGTAGACCCTAGTGCAGGGGCAGCATAAGGAGATGATGTTGTAACAGCCAACCATGCAGAACCATTCCATACACCAAATATATTAGTTACAGTATTAAAGTATGCTGCGCCTACTTTAAGTGCAGCACCTGCATTGTCAAGTGTAGGAGCAGTAGCAAATGCACCTAAATAATCTGTTTTAAATAAATTATAAGTAGCCAAAGAACTAGCAGCCGATATGGCTGCAGCATTACCAATGTTAGTACCTACTGTATCTACATATGTTTTAGTAGCAGCATCTTGCCCATTAACTGGGTTAGACATGTTAATAATACTAGGAGCATTAATGGTTGGAGATGTTAAAGTTTTGTTTGTAAGTGTTTGAGTATCAAGTGTGCCTACAACAGATGATGTTGAGTTAAGACCATGCACACCAGTAGTTGCTTCTGAGTGTGTGTTGGCTTCTACTAAGTCACGACCAATAACCATGTGGCGTACAATTGCGCCAGCAGTATGGTCTACCGCAGATGAACCATCAACTCCACGTGTTACAACTACAGTTGTAGTAGTAGCAGAGGTAATGTCACAGATTTCTTCAAGTGCTGTATCTGGGTCAATGACCACAGTAAAGGTTGCACCGCCAGTAATAGAAGCAGGGCTAAGGCTACCAAGCAGTGCAGTAATGTTAGCAAGTGACCATGTGGTTGTTGCTGATGATACAGAACCAGTAAGCGTTGTCTGTTGAGAACGTGAGGTATATTTTCTAACTGTCATGTGGTTGCCTATCTACCGTAGTGGACTCGGGTTGGGTACTGAAGTTTTTGTTTTAACGATTCTTCTTCAAGACGTTGAAGGTAAAGCGATTGCAGTCCCTTGGTAATGTTTGTACCTGTTCCGTATGGACGTTTAGTATCTAATTCATCTGCTGCTGCACCAGTAATAGATACACGAGCAGGGTCAATGTATGAAGACAAACGCCATGATGCACCGTAGATAATTACATCACGCATAGATGACGGTAGTCCAGTTACAGTTTCAAAGTCATCTGATAAACCAGATAGAGGTACAGGCAAATGCGCATATACAATATTAATAGTACGACCAGGAAGCACGTTGTCATAAATAGATACAGTGCGTCCTGTTGGGAATGCAGCAGCATAAGCAATAGGGTCCCAACGCCATTGGCGTATAGGTAACCATTCTTTTGTTGGTCCTACTGATTGCCATGCCATTGAAAGAATTTGAATTGCTTCTTGTGGCACTGGGTATGTAGTACGGCTAGCAAGGAATGATACTGCGCTAGAACCTACTGCAAAAATCTTTGGGTATACTGCTTGAATTGTATCGTTAATTGCACGTTTAATTGCAAAGCGTGGAAATGTAGGAGTAATAACTATTTTAGCATTAGCATTATGTGCCGCTGCAGTTGTACCATTATAACCGCGACCAAAGGGAGCAATAGTAAGAATGTTTGATTGACGGTCATACGCATCTACAAGAATTAATTCTTCATCAATTTCAATAATGCCTTTACCAATGTTTTCAGTTGAGGCTACATACAAAGAAAGAGCACCACTTGTTACTGCTTGGGTTAAGTAAGTAACACGGTCTTGGCGATAGGTATAACCTGCAAGGTCTACAGATACGTCATCAATAAGATTAGTTAATGTTGTCATGAAGCAACCGTTCTTAGTGCGGTAACAATTTCAAGGTATTTGGCTGGGTCAGTAATGCCTGCAATTTCAGATGCAACAGCATTTAATTCTTTGTACTCATTAGGTGGACGAAGTGGGTCTACTTTGTAATTTAATGCACCTACTAAATTGGCTCCTGCTGGAAGGGGTTTAACACCACCAACTACTTCTGAAAATGTAACATTATCAGTTCCAATACGAAGTAAACCATTAATTCCACCACCAATAGCATCAACTCTAAATGCTTTATTAGCATTAACAGTTCCACTAGTAACTTTAACAAAACTACCTTTATAAACTTCTGTTGCTCTATCACCATTATCAAAATCAGTTGCACGTGTCATTTGCCAAGTAACTGATGCAGTTCCAAGTCTTGTTACTGTATAAACACCACGGCGGTCAAGTTGACTTTGGCTTCTCATAAGAACACGGTCTCCTAAAGCCAAGGTAACTCCATCCATTGCAGCAACAGATATAACACCAACTGCGCTTGCAGTAAGAATGGCTCCAACACCAGTTCCACCATCTGCACCAGTTGTACCAGCAGTATAAGTAGAAGAAAGCCCTGACACGGTAGCAGCACGAACAGATGCATGAAAGTTTATGTTAGCCCAATCAACAGATGCCCCGTCTACGTCTTTGTAAGACGTGTACGCAGGGTATTCTCCACCATTGGCTAGACGATTAAGTTCATCACGAAGGGTAGAGCCAGGACGACCATACAAAGTGTATGATGTGTCATTGTATGTTGCTGTACCGTATACTGTCATTACTTGCCCTTCTTTTGTGCGGCTCTCATATTGTCTACAAGATTGGGATATTTTCTGCCAGCCTTTTTAGCAGCAGCCTTGGCTGATGCTTTAGCAGCAGGAGATAATGGTGTAGATTTTTTCTTTGGGTTTGGTGTTTCCCAAACTTTCTTAGCCATTACTTTTTACCTTTGTTACGTTTGCTGATAGCAGCAGCCTTTGACTTAGCATCTGCTTTAGATGATGCCCCCCACGCTTGCAACGAAAGCAACAAGCGAGTAGGGTCACCATTAGGTTTACGTTCTGGTCCAGGCATGTTACCCATACGAGCAAGAAAACTTGCTCTACGTGGATTGTCACCAGACTTAACAGGTGGCTTTAGGTTTGACCCTTGAGCCTTAGCCGATGCACGTCCCTTTGCATTTAATCCACCCGTAGGTGATTTGCCTTCTTTACGCTGCCATGCTGGTGATTTAGCCATTTACTTTCCTTTAACCTTTTTTAAGTTTGGATTTTTTTTCTTTGCTGCAGGTGATGCTTTGCGTGCACCTGCTGCCAGTATTGCTCCAGCATTCTTCATAGGAATGCCTTGCTTTTTAGCAATAGATTTTTGGGCTGCTTTAAAGCCCATACCCTTTGCCATTATTTGCTTCTACCTTTAGCATCATAACGTTTGCCAATTAAAGAACCTAAAAGTTGTCCTCTTGCTTCAACATAACTTTTAGGAACAACGGGAGTTTTGCTTGCTTTTTTAAATTCAGCACCAAACTCTTTGCTTTCTTTAACTACATTGTTTATGTAACCTGCAATAGGTCGGTAGATTTTGTTCATATTAGAACGGTCTTCAGCAGACTTGCGTGTGCCAGCCATAATTAAATCTTACGTCCGCCACCTGAAGGCTGTGTATAGACACCTTGAATTAATTGAGCAGGTCCATTAGCAGTACCAGCGCCTGAGCGTGGTGCTGAAATAGGTGCGGTTCCTGGTCCAACTCCACCAAAGAAGTCAGCCTTGTTTACAGATGATACATCTGTTGCAGCCTTACGTGTCTTAGCAGGAACAGTTAGTCCTGCACCAGTTACGTTGCTATTCATATATTCGTTAGCCATTGTTAGTTTCCTTTTCCGTATGGTGCTGGAACATTCCAGCCTTTAATTACTGAGGCATCTGAGTTATACAACTCTTGCCCACCAACCTGTGATGCACCCATGTATGATGGTGCAATATGCTTGGTGTTTGTACGCACTGCTGCGTCAATTGTTACTGCTGTGTCGCCACAGCCACATTGTGTACACATGATTTCTCCTTAGTATGTGTTATAAAGTTTGTCTACTGAGCCACCACCAGGACCAGTGATACCAGCATCTTTACGAATTGGATAACGTGGTTCACCACCAATTGGAGAACCTGGACGTGGGCTAGGCATTTTTTCTAGTCCACCACCACGTGGTGGGTCAACCACAATAGGTGGTTTTCTTTTGCGCATAGGTGGGTCTATAACAAGGCGTGGGTCACGTGGACCGTAGTTGCCTTGATTAGAACTTCCCTGAACTCCCATACCTGTGTTTGCCATGGTTAGCCTTTCTTACCCATAATCTTCTTGCGAAGAGCCATGTCCATTTTCATATCAGCCTTAGCAGATGGCTTTTTCTTATCCATCTTTACGTCAGCCTTTTTGAATGCAGACTTCTGTGTAGACTTCATGCCCTTCATCATTTTTGCGTCTTGCTTCATGTCTGCTTTTTTAGACATAGGAGCGGATTTTTTCATTGCAGCCATTATATTTGTCCTATTTCTTTCATTACTGCTACGGTTGATTGATTTATGTCTTTGGCTTTTGGCATCTTCTCTGCGTTGTAAGGTTTGTTTAAAACCTCTGACGCTTCCAAAGCCTTCTCTACAGCCTTGCGTGATGTGCCTTCAGGCTGAACGCCTTGAGCACGTGCATCTTTGTAGAAACTTAGTTCGCTATCCCATTTCTTTTGAGTTGTTCCACTGGCAATAATATTGCCAGCAGCATCTCCAGTTGCCATTTGCAAAGTAGTAACTTTGCAACCAAAACAACCTTCAACAAACTCGGGATGTTTTTGTACTTGATGTAGATTCATACGACCCTTACGTTTGCCCCAAATCCTGCACTTACTAATTGATTATAAACTGCTTGGTTAATTTCATACTCATGTCCACCAAGGTAATACATGTCTGCTTCTTTTAAAACATCTTCAGTTGGAAATGCTGTAGTACTCCATACTCCAAGGTTGCGTATTAGAGTAAGACCACGTGTTAACTTGTAGCGGATAAATAAACGTCCACCACCTGCTGGTCCGTACTCTTCAGTAGGAGTTGTTAAGTAATACTTAGTCATTGTTATCCTTTACTTAAGAGGCTGCAATGCAGGAGTTTCTAGGCTCCTGCACTGCCGTCAATTAACTATTAGTAGTTGATTGAAGAAGATGTCTCTATGCGATAGAGAGCCTCTTCACGGTAACGAGCGAAGCCAAGTACGCCATACCATCCGAGTGGACGGTGACGCATCAACTTGTCAACGACAGGTCCGATAACCACGTGTGGTTCTTCGGCAACTGCTTCTGCAAGTGCTTGCTGTCCTGCGAAGTATGTATTGAATACACGAGTCTCATGTGTAAATGTAACTGAAGCACCAGATGTAATCGTTGCTGATGTTACTGGTTGGTCAATTGTTACGTTTAGACCTGAGATAGAAACAACCTGTGCACCTGAAGGAACACCAGTACCGCCAACAGCGTCAGATACCAAGATACCTGAAGATGATGTAACTGCGATAACGTATGAACCTGCTGCAGATGTAGCAGTAGTTGTTGTTGTTGATGTTGACTTAGCAGCACCAACTGCATCGTTGTATAGACGTGGTGATTCTACGTAGAATGCACCTTCGTATGTACCAAGTTCTCCTGCCCAGATGGCATCGTTTGCTTGGTATTCGTGTGGCTGACGCCATGAACCAACACCTGTTTCTGCACGAAGGTCATGTGCTACTTCTGGGTGGATACCAGCCCAGTAGAGTGAACCCTTGCGTGGAATAGCCTTGTTGGCACGCAACTTAGCAGTTGCCTTACGAGCAAGTGCTGAAGTAAATGTGTCAGAAGATGTAAGTGTTGCAGTAGAAGTACGTGTTCCACCGTAGAGAGCGTTGTCTCCACCGCGTAGTACTGTCTGAGCAACATCATCAATTGAGTCTGCCATGTTGAATGCAATGATGTTAGCAACGGCTGGGTCTACATCAGCAAGGCTGAAGAGTTCCAAAGCACGTGTAACAAGTACTGCGTTACCATACTCAGCAAGAGTAATGGTTGTGTATGTAGGTGTAGCAAGTGCTACAGCATCTGGGTCAGTTTGTTCTGTAAGAGTTGAAGTAACCTTTGTAAGGTCAACGTAACGCTGCAAAACAACAGATGAACCAGGGATGCTTTGACGCGCAGGAGTCTTATCAGACACTGAGCGAATAAGTGGTTGTGCACGGAGTGCGAACTCGATAAGACGGTCATACGCCTTTTGTACGAGACCAGCACCACCAACTGTACCGCCTAGAGAAGCGGAGCCTGTGGTTGTATATGCATTAGCCATGTTTATTGCACCTCCTTATGAGGGGTTTGATTTCGGTTGTTGTTAGTTAAAGTCACCCGACTGAATCATTGCAATAATTTCCTCTGCGCTAGCAGCGTTATTAAGTTTAAGCAATGTATCATCAGCACGGTCAGGCGTGATAGCGCCCTGTGTCACAATGTCCTGCTGACGTAATGCAGCACGGTCCATTGTATTTACGGCACTTTCCTGTTGCGCCACTTGAAGACCAAACATATCCGCGTTATCGTCAATCCAGTTAGAAACTGTTTCTTCGTTAACATCTTGGATTTCATTTAGAATCAAGCGAGCAGCCTTTGGACTTACGCCTTTTGTTTCTAGGACTTTCTTGATGACGGACTCACGTTGTGACTTATTGAATGAATCCAATTGGTCTGTGAGTTCTTTAATACGTTTCTCATCTGCACGCTTGGCTTTACGCAATTTCTTTAATAAGTCACTGCCATCCATCGGCTCATTGTTGATTTCTGTATCTTCGTCTTCGTCTTCGTCCCAGTAATTGTTGCTCATAGCAACCGTCCTCCCATATTTCATTAGTTGAATCGCAGACCTCAGATTCAGAGTTGGGGAACTCTGGCTGGCTTCTACTCCCAGTCTTTACGCCGCACGGGGCTGGTCGGTCCGTGTCGGGATATTAGTTAGAACGCGCCTGGCGTTACTTTTGAAAATGTTACTTGTGAGTTAACACCTGAGTCACCTTGGAATTGTGCTCGTTCCATAGATTTTAAACGCTTGCGTTGTTCAGCAGCATTTGCATTATTCTTTAAGAACTCTGCCTCACCACTTGCTTGGTTGTATGTAATACCTGATTCACCATAAATGTCACTTAGTTTTTGTGATGTTGGTAGTACTTCACCAATTTGAGCATAACCTTGAAGTGCTCCTGCACGGTCTATACCATAACGAGCAAGGTCTTCAGATGTTTCTTTATTTACTCCTAAGCCTTGACCTAATGCTGCTGCACCAATTTCTGCTGATGTAGCCTTTTCCTTAAGTTTACCAATAGTAGAATTAGGGTCTAGAAAATATGCAACTAAATCTTTGTCAGTTAAATTTGGATAAAATTGTTTAAAGGTTTGTTTAATAGCAGGGTCAGCATTTACAATGCGGTCTTCTACTGTAGCAATACGGTCTTTAAATTCTACTGCCGATATATCAGAACCAATATAGTTAGCAAATTTTGCTTCATTAACAGTGCGACTAGTATCTAACATATTACCTAAACCATAACTCTTTAATGTCTGAGCATATGAATCTTCAAGATTTAGGTATTCTGCTTCACTTAAAGCATTAAGTCCTGCTGCTTTGCGTTTTTCATTACCAGCAAAACGTGTAGTGTATGCATCATTCCATGCTTTACCAGTTACGGTATCTTTAGTTGTATCATACTTAAGTTTAACCATTGCTTCTTGTGCTGTTAAACCCATCTTCATCATACGTACAATAGTGTCGCTAAGACTACCTAAATTGTATTGAGTAAATAATGCAGACAATACAGAAAAAGCATCTGATGTTGTTTTATCTATTGGATTACCAGCAGCATCTGTTACTGATGCAGAACCAGTAGCACTTGTGTTATTGCTAGAACCACCATCAAGAATTACGCCACTGGGTCCACTGCCAGGAGCGCCACCTCCAAGTGCTTTATTAATTGCACTAATATCACCAGTATATGCTTCTCCAGCATTATTAGATTTTTGTAATATTTGAAGTGTTGGTTTAACAACAGTATTTAATTGGTCAATTAAACCTTTTGCGCTTGCCGCTACTTCTTTATTGCCTTGTTTATTTGCTTGAGCAAAAGTGTCTTTAGCATTTTTAAGTGCTTTATCAAAATCTGATTGTGCACTATCTACACCAGAAACAAATTTTTTATTTGCAGCAACTTCTGTTTTACCAGCGGCTACACGTTCTGGAGCCATATCATTTTTGCCAAACATTAGTTACCACCAAATCCAAACGATTGAAAGAATGTATTAGCAAAATCTGCACCTATTGTGTGTGCTTCTGGAGTTTTTCCAAACTCTGGTTCAGCCTGCATATCACGGTCATATTGAGCCAGTGATACACCAGACATCATTGCAGCCATAACTTTTTTATCAAGAACTGAGTTGTTAATAACAACACCAAGTTTTTTAGTACGAGCAAATGCATACTGGTCGGCAACATCTTTAACCGTTCCACCAGCAATAATATGGTCTTTAAGATTAGGGTACATTTGAATAGCAAGTTGCTTTAAGCGTTCAGTCTGTTTGGCAATAAGGTCTGCTTGACCAAGACCACCAACTACATATTTAAAAGCACTCATTGAATCAATTGGCAAACCGTAATCATTGGCAACTTTTTGTAAACCAGAAATTTGCGTAGCAATGCGACTACCTTTAGAACCACTAAGGATTTCATCAACATTGGTTATACCTTTAAGAGATTTCTTTACTACATTTGTTGCTATAAGCATACGGTCTGTATCAGTAAGACTTGAACCTACACTCTTAACTTTTCTATATCCACCTTGACCATCAGATACAGTAGTTGTAGCAGTACGAGTCTTAGACTCGGAAGCATTAAGGGCGGTATAAAAAGCAGCCTTTTCTTCTGATGTTGCTGGACGACCAACCATGTCCATCATATATACGTTAATGTATCGGTCTGCTCCACCACGGTCTGTAAAGTTTTGTTCTACACGGGTCTTAGTTGAACTTGCTGTGTTTTGTGCAGCAATACTTTTAGCAGCATCTGCAAATGTAGGTAGAGTACCTTTGCCTTTGCCATCAATATAAGACTGCATTGAGTTAACACTGTATGCACGAAGAAATCCATTTGCATCATTATAAAAATTACCACTATTAAAACCAGCCTGATTAAGGGCTACCTTAAGTTTTTCAGTGCCGCCAAATTCTTCAATAAGTTTATTACGTGCTATATTAATATCAGCAACTGGTGCATCAATAGTTCCACCAGCA